GCACACAGAAGAAAATAAAATGATCAACATGGTAGACGACCTTGCTGAATTTGAGGAGTTTCGAGCGTCTACACTTAAAGCCATTCGGGCGGATATACGAAAAGGACTGTCAGCCGCTGACATTCGAAAGAAATACGCGGCAATCGTGCAGGGGCGCCTAATAACCGATGCACTAACTACAGATGATGTAGGCCGGGCGGCAGTACTAGGGAAAGATATCTTAGATCGGGTTGAAGGTAAGGCCAAAGAACAGACCGAAGTCACCCACAGAATGGCCCAACTCAATGACAAAGAACTAGATGCACTGCTGCAATCGGAAGAGCAAGAGCTACTCGACATGGAAGAACGCTTCAAAGATCAACACTAGAACTGGGGTTTCAACATGAAGAACATCATTCCGCTTCGACAGTCGGATATTTCCCCCCAAATGGTTCTTGAGGATCTTGTGGAGCGCGCATCTAACGGGGAAATAGAGGAAATATATATTGTGACGATAGATAAAGAAGGGAAATATGGGATAGCCTGGGTAGGGGATGTTGCTGGACTTTCAATGTCGTCTCATGCCTTTGCAGCTATTGTAACTCAATCACTTTGCATGAGCACACCTGACGATGAGTGAGTTAACAAAAGAACAAAAGCTGCTACGTCTTGATATTATCCAGGAGAAAAAGCGGCGGATCTTGGCTAAGAAGCCAGTGTACAGCCCAAACCAGGGCCAGCTACCAGTACATCAAGACAAAAAGCGGATTCGGATTGTAGCTGCGGGAAACGGCGGCGGCAAGACGGCCTGCGGCGCCCACGAGGTTCTGTGGTGGGCGACCGGCTATAATCCTATTACGGAAGAATTCACAAAAGTACCTGCCACAATAGTTGTGTTGTTAGATAACCCACTAAAGGTTGATCAGATCTGGCTTCCGGAGCTTAGAAAATGGTACCCATTAGACGGCGAATGTGAACTTAAGAAGAATGGAAAGCCGTATGTAAATCAGATATTCTTCCGGAATGGTTCCCAAGTAATTTTTATGTTCCACGATCAAGAAGACATGGTGTTTGAGGGAATTCAGTTGGACTATCTCGTGACAGATGAACCATTTCCACGCCGCATCTGGATTGCACTCACACGCGGTCAGCGAAAGAAAAGTTCGGAACCTAGAACGCTGATTATTGGTACCCCGCTCGGACAGGCCTGGATCTACAATGACCTCTGGAAGGCTGCGACTAACGGAGAGCGTGATGATATTGGACTTCATCGCTTCAGTGTAGAAGTAAACCGCGAAAATCTTGCTGAAGGATATATCGAGACTTTTTCTAAGAACTTAACTGAACAGGAAAAGCTCGTGCGTCTCGGCGGTCACTTTGCTCATTTGGCTGGATTGGCCTTAGCACACCTTTTTGACCGCCAGATTCATGTTATTAAGGCATTTTCCTGGCCGAAGGGTAAGCCCGCTGTAGTAATTATTGATCCCCATATGTCAAAGCCACACACTGCCGTAATGATCGGCGCCACCGGAGACGGACGTATCTATTACATTAAAGAATTTGCTAGTAAGTCCCCTGCGCGACAATTTGCTAGGGAGCTTAAGGAGTGGATGGAAGGTGACTGGAGGATCATTGATGTGATGTGTGATTCTTTGGGTGAGACACCCCGAACAGGCGGCGACGGAAATAAAAGCTTTTGTGATGTACTGAGAGAAGCAGGAATACGAGTCCGAGCAACGACGTATGACGACAAAGACGACGAGGACTTCATTCAATCGATTCAACAAGTACTAGAAGTTCCAGACAAGGCCGATAACTTTGGAAGAAAGCTGCCTAAACTTGCAATTCTGGAAGGCAATCCTCGGATTATTAATGACATTGAATCTGTGGCCTGGCAAAAATACCGGCAACACGAACAGTTTAAAGAGAAGCTTGATATTACCGCAAAGGATTATCTAAGTTGTTTAAAATATGGATTAAAATCTGGCATTGGGTATATTGCACAACTTGGCCGCGCGCCCAAAGTCTTGCGAAGACCAGCCGCGTCCTACACCGGACGTAGAACCTGATATAATAGCCCTGGAGGCCTAAGTGAGTGATATTCAAAACGAAGCTGAAGTCGTCGGTAAACGAAAAAACATCTTAAAAGATGATGAAGGCAAAGGTCTTCAAGTAACTGCCTCTTTACGCGATCAGCAGTTAGAAAAGTTAGCCTCAAAACTTGAAGACATGGACATCGGCGAGAAAGTTGCCAAGATGTGGGATACAGCGGCTGCCGACCAAGCCGAGCGTCTTGAGAGGTTGTATGAATATCTAAAAGAACTTGATGAGTTTATTGACCCGATTTATGAGACCCCACAAGACTGGCAATCAAACATTCATTTACCTACAATCTTAACCGTTTGTAAGACCTATCATGGCCGCATGTTCGGAGCACTCTGGGATATTGATCCCCCATTTGTTACTCGCGCCCGCAAACCCGCCAATGAAGATCGAGCGATGCTGGTGGAAGAGCTTATGCGTTACACGCTTCGCGACTGGGTTAACGATTATGAAGGGATTGAAGCAGAACTTGACGTATGGCTTTGGGACTGGATAACTAAAGGTGACGCATACCTAAAGACTAATTGGAAGAAAGAGTTTTCCAGATTCCAGGACATTGAAGACTTTCAAGTAGAAGATACTCGCATGGAGACGGGACCAGATGGAAACTCCATAGTAGTGCCGTTTATGCGTACTGCTGAACGGGAAGTGACCAAAACGGAAGAAGTATTTAACGGTCCACAAGTAAAACGCATTTTCGTGGAAGACATTCAGATTATCGGAGGCGAAGGCAATCCCCAAAAGGCCGACGCAGTTCTTGAACAATCTTGGATTACTGCCTCGGAGATGTGGTCGGCAGTTGATCAAAAGCTTTTTCGTAAACAAGCAGTTGAAAAAGCAATCGCAGGCGGCAAAGACCGCGTAATCGCAAATGATGCTACAGGTTCGATTAAACAATTACAAATTGAAAATGCTGGAAGGTCAATGCTCGACAGGGAAGTTGAGATAGACCGATATCGTGTAATCGAAGCTTATCTCAAGATCGATGTCGACGGGTCTGGTATTACATCGGATATTATTGTGTGGGTACACGCGCGCACAAGGAAAATTCTACGAGCAACTTACCTTCGTCGGACTATGCCCTCAGGCAAGCGCCCTTATGCCCACATTGCATTCCATAAACGCCACGGCGTGGAGTACAGCGTAGGCCTTGTTGAGATGCTATATTCGCTCGGTAAAGAAATCGATGCGATGCACAATATCAACATTGACATAGGGATTATGACGTCGGCCCCGGTCGGATTTTACCGTCCTACGATGTCCACCATGAAAGATGGAGCAATCCCGTTAGAACCCGGCAGCATGATTCCCGTTGATGATCCTGGTAATGACGTTTACTTCCCGCAAATGGGAAATAAGACCACTTTTGGATTTCAAGAAATTTCCGCATTAATGAACCAAGTTGAACGGGTAACATCCATTTCCGAACTTAACTTAGGGCTTATTGGTGGACAGGGCGTAGCCCGCACGGCAACAGGCGCCCGCGCGGTACTCGGGGAATCTTCCAATAACTTATCGATCTACATCAAGCGTATGAATCGTGGTTGGCGGACAGTCTTAAGACTTGTGTTTGAACTCTTACAACAAAAACTCCCACCTGGATTCCAGTTCCGAATCACAGGCGACGATGGAAATGCTTATTGGGCACAAATTGAGAGTAAGCAAGAAATCTGTGGAATGTATGATTTTGAGTTAGAGGCAAATAGCGCTAACTCGAATAAACAGATCCAGCAAGAACAAGCTAATATGATCTATCAACTGACATCCAATCCGATGGATTTACAACTTGGGATTGTTTCTGTAGCGAACCGATATGAAGCACTAGTAAATATGCTTAAAGTTAATGGAGTTAAGTCGGTATCTAAATACGCGACTAAGCCCCAAGGCGCAAGCATTAACCTTACCCCATTGGAATTCTGGGACAGAATCTTAGCAGGCATTGATGTACAACTGTCTCCAACGATGGATTTTGCTGGATATGTAGCTTTAGCACAAGAAATTATGGAATCTGAGGAACTGAATGGACAACTTGGTCAGGTACATATTGCAGTACTTCAAGCAAAAATGAACGAAGTTGAACAGTTCATGGCAGCAATGCAACAACAACAAGCAACAGCTGCTGTAGCCCAACAACAGAATTTAAACACACAAGCGTCCATGCAGCCCGGTAATCTGCAAGGAGTTTCAGTTACTCAAGAACCAGCACCAGGAGAAGGCGGATGAAGTTAACACAAGAAGAAAAAGAAATCCTTAAAGACATGGCAGAGTCTAGCGTTGCTCCAGTGCTTTTAAAGTGGTTAGATATTGTTGTAGCCCGAATGGAACGAAGCGTAATTAATTGTCCTGTAACTACAGGCTCTCGTGAAATAACTCTTAAGAAGGCACGCTTAGAAGGCGCGCAAGCGCTGCGTACCGCAGTAGACACACTTAAGCAGGAGTTAAAAAATGCCTAATAAAGCAGCTAAGGGCTTTGGTACTTATTCTGAACTATTAGAGTCTCAGCAGCAAGCCCAACAACAGCCTTATCAATCATTTTCGAGTGATTCTCCAGTATTTATTGGTACACCAAAAAATAAAGGAACAGAATTAGAACGAGAAACAGGTGCTGAACGCGAAAACCGCTGGACGACTGCTGCAAAGCGGCTAGAAGAAGGTTTGGCAAATGGGACGTTTACTCAAGAACAGTACGACACAATCAGACTTCGAATGGGGCTAGACTCCATTGAACAAGATATGCAAATGGAGAAAGTACGCAGACCGCGTAAATAACCGGCTAAGTGCTAGGCCGGAATAACTAGCACAAATTTAATGGAGGTCCACAAATGGCGGACGCAGACACTAAAGAAACCTCCCAAGCACCAGATCTCTCGAAAATCGTCGAGAGTCTTACAGGCTTAGGAGACGTTGTTAAGAGCGTACAGGCTCAACAACAGCAAATTCAAGAGGGACTACTTACCCTCGCTAATGCAAATAAGAGACAAGCAGATCCAGTAGATGATAACATCTATGATCCGCAAGTACTTATGCGCAAAACTAACCAAACTATCAACCAAACGGTTGAGAACGCCTTGAAAGAAGAGCGTCAACGTAATTATACGATGGCAAGCTTAGCTCAAGAATACCCAGAGATTAATTCTGGTGACGCAAAGGTTCGCGAAGCGATTCTGAACGCCCAGAAGAAACTTCCGCTTGAAATGCAAGGTTCTGCTATTGGTTATGAGATGTCGATTAAGTCGGCAATGGCAGATCTTGGGATTGTTCCTTCCTCGAAGCGCCCAACAAAAGACGACGACTTTCAGATGCCGTCACGAGGCGGAGCGTCAGCCGGGAGTAAGAAGCGTGGTAAGGTCGCCCAAGAAACCCTTGACGCTGCAGCGCTTATGGGCGTAGACATCACCGATGAAAAAGTAATAGAACGCCTTCAGAAGAACTCTGAACGCAACTACGGAAAGTATAGGTAAGCCATGAAAGACATTAAACCTAGCAACAAACCTGTGCGTGATACAAAAAAGTTTACGCCAAAGTTTAATTACGCTGACCGGCTAGTCTTGAGTCAAGAGCTTAAAGACAAAATTAAAAGCGAAGGACTCGTCTTTCGTTTCTTGAATAAACTTGAACTCCAGCAAAATCAAGGCTACCACCGCTCACACTGGACTGCATACAGAGTCCAAGGTGAAGACATTGCTAAATTCGGAGCACTCCCAGATGGGTCGTTCGTTCGTGGTGACCTCGTTCTCGGCGTGCGGACGACTGAAGTTAACCAAGCGCATAAAGACTATTTGGCGGAAAGGAATCTTGCGTATAAAGGATATAATAAGAAAAAAGCTCAAGAAATGCGCGAAGATATCCGTCGAAAAGGTTTAGGCGACCACGTCGCAGTCGACGATTCCGACGACTTTGATAAAGATGAGTCTGAAGACTAGAAAAGTCAGAAATTTTATTGTGATATACTCTATACACGACCTGAGAAATGGGTTCTCGGGCGTGTGTAGAAATAAGTGTAGGGGGAATAAAGCATGGCAAATGCTAACCGCGCGAAAGGTCTGGCTCCATATGAAGAGCCGCTTCGCGAATCGCCTTATGTAGCTGGCGGCACCATCTATCCCGGAGATATCGTTCGTTTGAACGCCTCTGGTCTAGTTGTGGCAGCTTCAGCAGATACTAACCCAAATATGGGTGTATCGGCTCAGTACGCTACGTCGGGTCAAGAAGTCAAGGTCTGGGACCATCCGGATCAAAAATTTGTAGTCCAGGCTGATGCTGGGGGCTCGATTGCAATTGCTCAAACCGATGCTGGTTTGAACTATCAGATCGTTGCTACCGCAGGCTCGACTCAATTCAAACAGTCTCGTCAAGAGTTGGACGCTTCGTCTGGCGCTTCGGACTCTAACCTGCCGCTGAGAATGCTTGCCATTCAACCGGCTGTGGACAATGCTGCTGGCGTCAATGCCAAAGTCGTTGTTGTCCTCAACAACCGTCAGCTTGCAGCTGGAACTGAAGGAGCATAATATATGTCACCAAAGTTTATTAGAGATAATTATAGTGATCTATTCGGCGCATCAATGTTGCCTGTTCTCGAAGAAGTGTTTCGCTTTGAATTAAGCCAACACCCTTCGCGCAGGGAAATGTTGCTCCAGAAGAAGGCCACTACTCGTGACATTTGGCAATCGACCGAAATGCATGATCTTTCCTTGCTCCAGCAAGTATCTGAAGGTCAAGACTATTCGTTTGAAGCTACTCCCCAAGGAGCAAACAAGACACTAAAGCCGGTTAAGTTCGGTCTTGGTATCTCGATTTCTGAAGAAGCAGCTGAAGACGGAAAGTTTGACGAGATCGCGGACATGGTCCGTAAACTCGCCAAGTCGGCCCGCGAAAGCCAAGAGATCCAGGCTATGAACTTGTTCAACAACGGATTTGGTTCTGAGACCACTGCTGACGGCGTTTCGCTGTTCAACTCGGCTCACCCTATGCCGTCTGGTGGTTCGTACCGCAACGTTTTGTCGGTAGCAGCAGATCTTTCGGACACTTCTCTTGAACAAATGCTCGTAGACTTTGAAACGCAATTCGTAGGCGACAGCGGTATAATCTACATGATGAAACCACGTAACCTCGTAGTTCACCCGTCGAATAAACGGTTGGCTATGGAATTGATCGGTTCAGAACTCCGCGCACGCACTGTAGAAGCAGCTTCAGGTGATGGTATTACTAACGTAAATAACAAGAACAGCCTCAAAGAGGATGGTCTCCGCGTTGTTTCGTCTCCACACTTGACTGATGCTGATGCATGGTTCTTGACTTGTGAACCTGTTGATACTGGCCTCCGCATTATCAGCCGTAAAGATATCGAAACCAAAGCTGCAGGCGCAGACGTCGGTTTTCAAAATGATAGCATTTATTACAAGTGCCGTTATCGCGAAAAAATTGGCGCCATCCACGGTTATGGTGCTTTCGGTACTCCGGGCGCCACGTAATTTAATCGTTCTAATCATTAGAGTTGGGGGTCTACGGACCCCTCGCTCTCTCTAAGGAGGAAGATATGTCAAATCGTAAAGTAGGGGTCATCCCCTTAATAGATAATGTCACCGCAATCTCAAACGGCAGACAAGTTGAACCTTGGCACACTAACAGAACATTTGAAGCATACGGAACTACTTCTGCTGGAGTCGGCGCAGCCGAAATTGCAATTGAAGTACGAAACTCAGAAAATTCTGAGTGGCTTCTAATGGGTTCTATTACTCTTACATTAGGTACTACTGTTACTTCGGATGGATTTACTTCAAACCGCGCTTGGAGATATGTTCGTGCACGTGTCGACAGTATTTCTGGCACTGACGCAACAGTATCTGCAAATATGGGCACAGCCCCTCTGTAAGGAGTAAACGATGTCTGTTACAACTGTTCCAAAAATTGCTGGAGCCGATGGAGTTACAGCTGTAAATGGTATTACAGCCGAAGTAACTCTTACTGAAGGAACTAATATAACAATTACTCCGGATTTAAATAACGGAGAAATTGAAATCGCTGCATCTGGTGGTGGAACACCTACAGGCACTGTAAATACAGTTGCATTTTTTGATGCCGCTGGAGATCTAGACTCGACGGCAGCGTTCGGCTATCTTCCGGCTAAAGTTGCTGTTTCTATGGGAACACTGGTTTCGGCAACGGAAGACGGCGCATTAGCGCACGGTAGAGGAGCTTCGACAGGAACAGTTGAAGCAACGGAAGATGGCGCCCACGCGCATGGCGTTTCTGATGGAGCTAGTTCGCTTATTCGCGCAGCAGGGGCCGGATCGGTTGCCGGAGGTTCCACAGCATCCGGTGGACAAATTTTAGCTAATCTTAGTGGTGGACCAGGTGCACAAGCACAAGGACAAGCCTCTGGCGGCGGACAAATCACTGCCGATGCAATAGGCGCTTCGGCCTTTGGTAGCGCAACTACAGGCGGATTAGTTCAAGCTTTAGGAACAGGTTCCTTTGGACAAGGCCTCGCCGACGGTTCCGGCTCAGAAATTGAAGCTTCAGGCCCTGGGTCACAAGCATTTGGTAATGCGGATAGCGGCTCTGATATTATATCTTCTGCCAAAGGCAGTCAAGCACATGGCTGGGCCTTAAATGGTGGACAAATTACAGCCTCAGCCGACGGCGCTATCGCACACGGGGTTACGGAAGCAGGGGCAATTACTGCGTCTTCAGAAGGTTCTATTGCGCAAGGGGTAGCAAACCCAGGCTCTATTCAAGCGCAAAACTACGGCGCAATTGCAATGGGGTTTGCCGAAAATACAACAATCATTCGAGCGAGTGGCTTTGGATCTCACGCCCACGGAAGAACAGCAATGGCATCGTCTAGTGGTTTGGCACTTGGTGCGACTGGTACGGGCTCCCATGCACACGGAAGAACCGAGGACGACGGATCGGTTATTACCGCGAGCGGTGAAGGCGCATCTGCGGGCGGACATTGTGTAAGCAATAACAGTCTTATTACGGCTTCTGGTAGTGGAGCAAGTGCTCGAGGCCGCTCGTTGCAAGCGAGTATTATAGCTAGTGGAGACGGAGCTACAGCGCTTGGTTATGCAACGAATTCGAGAAATTTAGTTGCTTCGGGCCTAGGCTCGTTGGCCTCGGGCTCCAGCGACGGCGCCGCCGCATTAACAGTTAGTGGCGCCGGTTCTCAAGGGTTCGGATCTGACCATAGCGTATCTGCTGACAAGGCCGCCGCATTTGGCGTCGGGCATTTGTCTCAAAGCTTCGCTAGTTTTGCGGTCGGACGTTTTGCAACGGTAACAGGAACCGCTGATAGTTGGGTATCAACTGAGCCAGCGTTAGTTGTTGGTAATGGGACTTCAGCTGCCGCTAGAGCGAATGCTTACCGAGTTGATAAAGACGGACGAGTATCTACAACGGCCTCTATACGACACCAGGCGATCCGTTTAATCCAGGCAACGGCAACCGTAAACGCCCGTACTGACTATCGAGTAATTTTAGATTGTGATACGGTAGGTGCAGGCGTAGTAATTAATCTCCCAGCAGGCGAAGATGGATTGGAATTAGTGTTTATTGGAACAAGCCCATCAGGGGTTCCTACAGGAGATTATCTGTTAACGACCAATGGGACGGATGAGTTTTGGTCAGGATTTAGTCCTGCCACTCCGAGTACATTAGGCATAACATCAACGCAATTGTTTGGAATGTTTTTTTATCAGGGTTTCTGGTATCCAACGAGCATTTAATTTAAGAATGGAATTTAATGGCTACCGAAGTCGAATCAAAATTAGCAGGAGAAGCCGTATACGGGAATGAAAACGCTCCTGTATACGTTGTATTTCCTGATTCCCAACAAATTGTTATTGATTCTACTAATGACTCAATTGCTATCGGAAATACTTCTGGAACCCTTGCTGAGGTCACAGCACAAAACGCCCTAAAAGTTGATTCTTCCCATGTTACTCAACCGATTTCCGGGACAGTAACCGCTACACAAGGGACTATTCCATGGGCCGTCGGAGATAACGGTGGATCTCTTACTGTAGATAATGCTGGAACTTTTGCAGTTCAAGCGCAACAATCTGGCACTTGGAATATTAATGATATTAGTGGGACAGTATCTCTCCCAACTGATGCCGCCACAGAAACTACTCTTGCTGCGATTCTAGCACAAATGCAATCTAACAATAATTTGTTATTTAATCAAAATAACCAAGTACTAGTAAACTACGACTATGATGAACTAACAAGGAACCCGTAATGGCACAGCATGTTTTTACAGGAATAACCCCACCAGCGTTTACTCCTTCTGATGTTGGACAACATTATATTGACACAGTTGCTGATACTCATTATTTATCTGTTGGTACGTCCTCGTCCGCAGACTGGAAGCCAGTTGCCCTAGACATAAACGGACTTCCCCAACTAGATTTACCAGATAATAGAACAGCTGTAGACGATGAAGTTCCTATTTATGATACAAGTGCAGCCGTAAATAAAAAGGTTACTTTAAGCGATTTTTTTGTTCAGCGACACAGCCTAATTGATCAAGCTAGCTCTAAATGTGAGGATTTTATCGAGGACAATTTAGGAGGGCTTACGGCAACTGGTGCTGGTACTGGGAATTCTACGCAAACTGGTACTTACGGTATGGATAATATAGAAAATGCACTAGGCATTTCTCAAACAGATACTGGAACAACTGCTACTGGTCGCAGAACTGTAGGATCATCAACCACCCTAACCACAGGAATGGGACGGTTACGAACAGGGATAAGATTTGCGTTAGAACAACTTTCAGATGGAGTAAATACATTTACTACTTATCTTGGATTTATTAATAATACTGGTGCGGGAGCACCTACCGCAGGCGCTTATTTTCAATACACACACGGAACAAATTCTGGTAGATGGCAAGCGGTGACTGCAGAAGGTGGCGGAAGTCCTGTAAGAACAGCTGTAGATACTGGTGTCACGGCAAATACTCTCTATAGTATTTTTGAAGTGGAGATTGCTTCTGATACCTCTGAAGCTTTATTTTATATCAACGGAAGCCTCGTCGCAACAGTCTCTACTACCCTACCTCCGCAAAGTACTACTGGTAATGATACATTTGGATATGGATGGAAAATTGAAAAAAGTGTGGGAACGACATCTGTTGCAATAGCAACTGATTGGTATTATTTTGAATTTGAACGCGACAGTGCTAGGTAAATATGACGCAAGAAGAATTAAATGAATTAGCTAATTTAAAATCTGCGCAAGAGTTTGCATCGCAGTTTATGGCGCAGGTAAAACTACGGAACAAAGCAAATTCTATCGGACTTAGCCAGGCTATGTGGGTGCATCAAAAACTTCGTGCTTTAGAAGTGAACATCCCTGAAAATGTGGCCCAAATATTTCCTGCAGTAGAAGCCTTAGCTGGACAGACCCTAACAATTGATTTACTCAATATGGTTATTTCTGGAGATCTAGAAACAGCATATGTAACTCTGCTATTCGCCACTCCGGATGATATGTCTCAACCTTATCATTGGCTTTCTGCTGAAAATCTAGCAGAAATTAGAACGGCAATTGGACAATACTTAGGATGGGAATAATATGGCACGCATTAATAGAAAATACTCTGAAGCCATAGAAGACCTTACGAAACGTCCCCGCCATCAAATTTACAATAATAAGCAGCTTCTCTTCTGGAAGGTAGCAGCTTATAGTGGCTGGATTATAGCCCTCTTAAGTGCGCTATAATAGAGGCTAGGGGGCCAATGGGGCAGTACTTATTTAATCTATTACTAGGGATTGACCAATTCGCAAACGTAGTCCTTTTAGGGGACCCGGACGAGACTATTTCCGGTCGCCTTGGCCGCGCACACCTGTCCGGCAAAGCCAAATGGTTTGTAAAGCCATCTAAAATCTTTGTAGATAAGATCTTCAATATGGTAGATGGTCAACAGAACCATTGTGTAGACTCCGTAGAACACGAGGATATACCACACAGTAAAGAACTATGGAGTTGGCAGCGTGGCTAATACCCGTCAAGGTAATAAGATTTATGTGGACTCAGCCGGGGCACTGATAACAACCAGGGCTAAGGTCTCTTATATCTTTTTCACTCCAGATACTGCCAATGACGTATTAATTCTGAGAGAAACTGCGACAGGAATGGACATCCTAAAAATACAAGGGAGTACGGCAAAAACCACACTACTTTTTGATTTAGTTCATGGCCCACTAGTATTTCAAAATGGGATTTATGTACAAACAATAACTTCAGGAGCTACGGCTACTTTGGTGTTAACTGAAAGTGGAGCAATCTAATGGCCCAAGAATTAATTACATTTTCTGACATTCAAGACGCAATTCTGGAACAACTAGGAATTCAGCAATCGGATACAATCGCACGTAACAAGATAAAACGGATGATCAACCAGATCTACTTGGATGAAGTTGTACCATTTAAAAATTGGATGTGGTTACAGAAAACTTTCCAAATCACTCACAACGCCTATTATGCAACAGGCACTATTAGTACTGTAAATGGATCTGCAACTATAACTTTTAGTGCTGCGCCAACGGGATTTAATTTTACTAATTTTAAATTTGCTGTAAATGATTCTAATCAAGTTTATACTATCAGCGCCCATACAACCAGTTCAACAACAGCAACAATTTCGTCAACATTTCAAGAGGACACGAATGCAACAGCAACCTATAAAGTCTGGCGGGACCGTGTTGATCTTCCCATCAACATCCGCGAAACAGTTGATATCTGGCACAAAGACCTCTCAGTCCCTCTCGAAGGTCTCGGTACTAAATCCTTTCGTGAAAGAGAAGTCATTGATCCGACGCTTGAAGGGGTTCCTCTTATCTATAATACTTACGATTATTTTGATCCCACAACAACCGGGGATGACGAGACTGAAGCAGATCGTTATAGGCAGACGCGAATCTACCCCGCAATCACATCCGAAAACATCATTTTAAATATTGACGCCATACAGGATGTAACGGCTCTAGACGAAGATGAGGATGAGCCATTAATGCCAATTACAGACCGTGGGGTCTTATACTACGGTGGATTATATCTAGCTGCGCGGGCGCTTGCACGTAACGAAGAATTGTCGCAATTGTACCAAGGGGACTACCAACGGAAACTTTCTCGCATGGCTGGGAATCGTGAAGAGCGGCCCGACCAGCCAATGATTGCTCCTAATAGTCGCTATTATAATGCTATTCGTCGTTCTGGATTGAAGCGCCGAGGTCGTGGCGGCAGCTTCTTTAGGAGTTAGATTTGAAGCGTACACAAGAGTTTCGCATTATGCCCTGGGTTGGAGGAATTAACACCTCAGTAGACCCTGGCGTGCTCAATCCACAACAGCTTGTCCAAGCCGACAATGTTGTGTTTTCATCCACTGGTGCACGCATCAAGCGCGAAGCGCTAGAGTACTTAGATCTAGATATACTAGCCCCGGACTTTCGAGAAAGCTCTGGAACAACTAGGACACTTCGTTGGACCACTTCTCAGATTATTTCGGTAGTACAGCAAGATGCGAGACTGGTTCTTGGAGAAAAAGTTAATATTACAGGCAACAATGATTACGTAGTAAATGATGCTCCTATTACAGCGATTAATTCTAATCCTGAAGAAACTATTTTTACTTGTGTTGCTGATAGTTCCGGCAGCTTGGCTGGTACGTATTTTCTTATTTCTGCTGGTGATCCCGGAAATGATTACTATGTATGGTATTCAGTTAGTGGGTCAGGGACGGACCCAGAAATTGCTGGTCGCACTGGGATTGAAGTTGCTATCGTAACAAATGATCCCGATGATGCTGTAGCGGCGGCGACAGCCGCAGCTGTAGATGCAGTTAGCGATTTAGAAGCAGTTGATACTGGACCTGATGTAACAATTACTAGTGCCGTTCCTGGGTACTGCGAAGCGGCTGCTGTAGGCACCTCTGGATTTACGTTAGTGTCTGTTGATCAAGGTTATTATGAAATTACATATGAAGCGGAGGATGTCTTTAACGAGAGCTTAACTGCAGCAGGAAGCATTGCAGTAGAACGTTCAAGTGCCGTCATTATGACAAAAGACTACTGGCGGTATGTAGATGGCGGCAATGTTCAGATGCTTGTCTACGGGACTCGCGACGGTATGTTCTTTAGACTTGATGATGGTGGACGGCGTCAGCAGATTACTGGACAAGAACAGACTACAACCGTTGTTACCACAGATGCCGCCTCGCTAACAACTGGGGATTTCTTTCTTATTAACGGGGCTAATAACGAGAACAATGCCTACGTTTGGTACAACAAAGATGCCGGAGGCGGAGATCCAGTAGTTCCAGACAGAGACGGAATTGAAGTTGTAATCACAACCGGGGACACTGCAGCCCAAGTGGCTACGGCTACTCAACTTGCAATCGATGCAGAAGCAGAGTTTACTGCCACAGTAGATACTGCCACGGTTACAATTATCGTGAGCGCTCCTGGAATAACAGATAATGCTGTCGATGGTAGCTCGGCAACTGGCTTCACAATTACTACTACAGCATACGGCGCGACAGCGCCTACAGCTGAGATTGATCGAATCCGCACCAACGTCTTTAATGAGAAGCTCCAGATATATTTTACAGGGCTTGGTAACTATCCAATTGTTTATAATCCTGAAGTAAACGCTAAGTATCAACTAATGGGGCAAAACACTGTTGATGGATTAACCATGCCGGACGCTGAGTGGGCATTTAACCACTTGTCTCGGGTTTGGTGTAACGACAAGACAAATAGAGATCGATTGCATTACTCCGAAACTTTTGATGAGACTATTTGGCTAGGATTCGGTGATAGTGGTGCAATGGATATCAACCCCGGTGATGGTGATCCAGAGGGTATTAACAATGCTTATGTGTATAAAGGATTTATCTCGGTAGGCAAGAAAGCAGCAAGATATAGGATTCTTGGTGATAGCCCGGAGAACTTCCAAGTACAAAAAGTATCTGATGGAATGGGCAATGAAGGTCCGTTCTCAATTGCTGTAGACGAAACAGACGTCGTATTTATGTCACGCCGGGGGCTGCACTCTCAGGCCGCAACGGATGCCTATGGCGATACTGATGCTGCTTACATCTCTGCTGATATCAAACCGGACTTCAATTCGTGGGAGCCGACCTCGCTAGAAGATGTTCAAGGTGCATATATTCCCGAATTAAACTCTATTGCGATTTCTGTTCGCGAAGACGGAGATCAAGAGTTTAATAATGTGTGGTTATTCAATATGGAAATCCAACCTCCAGGTATTGAGCGTCCTGGGGCTTGGTACCGATGGCCGGACATTTCTTGTACAGCACTATCGCGTCGATTTGTAAACGCAAAATATAAACTTATTTTTGGTACAGCGAATGGCAGAATTATTCAAGCCCAAAAAGAAAATAGTTATGCTGATTTTGGAACTGATGGAATCTTGTTTAGAATTAAAACAGGTAAAATCTATCCTGGACAAGATCCAGCCCACATGAAGGCTTTTAAAGATATTTCGATGTTTTATCGTCCTCAAGGGTCTTTCAGCTTTGACGTTGAAGCTAAGGTCGATCAGCATGAACAACAAGGCTTTTCTTTTGATCAAGTTTCCGGATTAGACCTTTTGGGGGAATCCTTTATTTTAGGTGTTTCTTTATTGGGGGCTTCCAGTGACTTTGCTCCGTATTCCTACACGATGGAGGGGTATGGCCGAGGTATAACTTTGACTATAAGTCAACCTACGGCGGATGAGCAAATAGAACTCTGGGGATTCAGCTTCAATTGGGAAGACTTGAGCTTAGAGAACGAAGTTAAAACGTAGTATAATAGAGATGGAGGCCGAATGGCAACTATAGACATTCCGCGAACATATGAAGACGGCGAAATTCTTACTGAGGCTGATTTAGATACAGCCTTTGATAGCGTTGAAACTTTTCTTAATGTTACACGTATTAATAACGACAACATTCAGAACAATGGAATTGATGGCGGTTTAAAACTCCTCACCGCTTCTGTAACGGCAGCGAAGCTGGCTTCTAACTCCGTCACTACAGCTAAAATTGTGGATGCGAATGTCACTAACGCGAAGCTTGCTGATAACTCCGTATCTACCACTAAGATTCAAAATAATGCTGTCACTAACGACAAGATGGCAGACGATTCTGTTGATACAGATGAACTAGTAGATGCTTCAGTAACTGTTGCTAAACTTGCTTCTGACGTAACGGATCTAATCAATGACTCTAGTTCTGAATTACAGTCTCAAACGTTTACTTCTAGCGGCACATTTACTGTACCACTACTTCCAATTCCAATTACAAAAGTTTTTGTTTTAGGGTGCGGCGGCGGAGCCGGTGGAGCCGGAGGTACAGCAGGAGGTCTTGGCGGAGCCGGTGGAGGAGGATGTGTTCCTTCAATTCATCCAGTTATTGGCCTAACTCCTGGAAACAACATCACTGTGACGATTGGTTCAGGCGGAGCCGGTGGAGCCGTAAATCTTAAAGGTGCTGCTGGTAGTGCCACAACTTTTGGTTCACACTTAACCTGGTCTGGTGGAAATACGCAAGGTGCAACCGCCGCCGATGGTGCCACAAGAGAGTGGACACCAACGGGTGGAAAAACTGGTACGGATACAACTGGACCAATTTTAGGTAGCACAGTCCTTGCTGGCGACAGTTCACACTATGCTGCAGGCGGAGCCGGTGGTACTGATGCTAGTGGTCATGGAGGCGGCGGCGGAGCCGGATATGGCGCTGGCGGTATCGGCGGAAGTACTGCATCTATAAATGGTGCGGCAGGCGGTGCCGGTGCCGGGGGCGGCGGTGGCCGAGGCAGCGGTGGAACTGGCGGAGCCGGTGGTAATGGTATTGTAATTGTTTTTTGGGTGAGTCCTTCTTAAGGAGTATGAGTAGATGGCATTTCCAGCATTAGCAGTTGCAGGCGGTATGGCTCTTTTAGGCGGGATCGCGGGGGCCGCAGGCAACAATCAACGGGGCTCTAGTTCAGGTTCATCCGTTAGTACTGTGGGTCTTCGTAATTTTGAAAATATCAATGCCGGAGCAAGCAGTCTTGAAAATGCTGCTTTTCAAGGACAACTTTCTGGATTTAACGATTTATCTAACCTTATTGGTAGGGGCCCTGGGTTAGAGCAGGTTCTAGCCAATAATCAGTTCCAAGGAGACTTTGCTAATCAGTTGCAACAGTTACTCGGAAATATTAATAACCAGTCTTCTTCACAGATTCAGTCAAATTTTGGTGAAGCCCAAAGACTGTTTGCTCCACAACAAGAATCCTTAAATCAACAGTTTGTTGATATGAATACAGACGCAAATCGCCTCTCTGCAAGACTTGGAAGAGCAGGCAACGACCCTATTTTACGCAATAAATTGTTTCAAGAACAGTCTCGGCAACAACGAAGTCTTGACGCACAAATTGGTTCTTATGCAACTCAGTTACCTGAGATTCAAGCAAATCGCGTGATGCAACTTGGCGGAACGCTATCTAATCTACGCCAAGGATTAGCTACACAGGCTCTCGCAAATCGACAAACTCTTTTAGGCCTTGGAAACGAACTTGCAACC